GCGAACTCAGTGCGAGGCTTGATGATTATCTTGGCCTCTGGCTTTGGAGCAAGTAAGAATGCAGATGTGCTTGGTTGGATGGTATCGCTTGCGTAGGTTTGCTGCATAAGTATCGGCTCTGGTATTGGCTCATCGGCAGGCAGCTCGTATGTTTGCCCCCACTGATTAGTGCAATATTGCTTGCCAAAGATAGTGAATTTTGTCATTGACTGATACACCACTTGTGGCTCGATGCGAATAGTATGATGATGCGTATGGACTTTGCAGCCAAGACCTACCACGCAACCCTCGTCAATTGTAGTGTACGTTGAGTCTCTTCCTTCATCCATTGTCGTTAGCTTTAGGTATGTATCCTGCTGCCACCATTGCGGCCACAATAGCTGCAAGTGTCTCTGTCGTTATCTGCTTGAATATTAAAGCAAACACGCTCGACAGAATCACTAACGAGCCAACAGTTGGCCTCCAGTGCTTAACGAAAATATCAAGCACTTGCCTTGGTTTGCTGACTCTCCTTGCCGCCATAGTTGTCAAACGATTGGTGTAAAATAAAGTTGCGCCTCATTCTTGCGCCTTCTTACAAGACCTGTGGAAACCTCGCCGCCTGCCCTGTTCCACTTAAGGAACTCAGCTGCAATCTTAGAATCGTTTGGGTTAGCTTTTACAAACCTCAACAGCTGCGACTTAGCAAGGTTGCCTGCGCCCAAGTTATAGCAGAAACTTACAAGCGCATCGAACTGATTAGCGTTAACCTTGGTGCCGTTAAGCAGTCCAATCACGCTACCCTCAAACTCCTTAAGATGATCCTTTAGCATCTGCACCGCCTGCTCCTTGGTGATGGTCTGCCCGAGCTTAACCTTACTGCCGTCATGGTAGTAGGTTGCGCCGTAGCCAATGGTCGGCACTCCTGCTGAGCAGAGGTAACTGGTCAAGCGTAAGCCTTCGAACTCCTGTATGAGTCGGATGCCGCTATCAGAGCACTTCATACTGGAATTGTAAAGCGCAGTATTGAAAACTAAAACCTGCTGTTACTACTCCAAGAGCAACTTTGCAAGTGTTGTTTGTTGGCTCAGCACTAATATCTAAAGTAATAATCTCTTGAACTGTACCACTACCAAAAGAAAACTGCATCAATCCAAATAAGTTTTTTTGACTTGCAAAATCAGATGCCACTGGAAGTGATAATTCAAATTCTCCATCATCTTCTCCAGCATCAAATTGGATATCTATCTGAGCCATTACACTCACGATGTTGCCAACCTTAATGTATGTTGTAGCGTTAGATGATGCTGTCAAATTTAACTGAGCACTGATTGTCGGTGTATAGCTTCCACTGCTAAACATATTACCCACCTCAATCTGACTTGACGTTCCTTCAGGTGATTGGGTTGTGTTGCTTACATCCACAATGTATAGCAAGTCATTGCTTGCCGCTTCTGTGATTGCTACTAAGTCTGTAATTTTTACTCCTGCCATGATGTTAGTTGTTTAAGATGTAGTTAACTGCTTTTGTTGAGTTGGTGAACTTGACACCATTGATGCTGAACTGATTCACATTGATTAAGAACACACCCACATTAGTGCCTAAGTGCAAGCAGTTGTCGTCAACTACTTCGCACGTTTCCACATTGGATGCGATAGCACCAATGACCGATGTATAGAAGGTCACATATCCACCTTCGAGAGTTATGTCTATCATATTACTGTCATTGATATTAGTGAAATTAAAGAGGAGTCTGTTGCATTGGCATTCTGAACTGCTCCGATGATGTACTTGTCGGTTGTCCAATCAACACCTATTGCAGAGAATAGAGTATTTTGAAAATCTGTTGCGACATTGGTTACTACAACAGACATCATCTCAGTGTTGGTTGTGGCATTTTTTACCGCTCCCGTTCTTATCATTTGCTGACCAAATGCCCCTGCTTGACCACCCGAATATACACCAAGTAAAACTGCACCCGTTAAGTTGTTTGCTGAGTTGGCATATATTCTAATGGTGTATAAATTAATTGCTCCCGTCTTACGACCTCTAAGCTTGAACTCAAGTATGTTTCCTGCAACTACCGAGTTTGCAGGTACAAGGACAGATGAACTAAATGTATTTAGCAACAGAGATGAAGCAGCTCCATCGGTTGTATTCTTGTAGACTCCCAATGATGCAATGTCAATGTTGCCGCTTCCAAGCAATGAAGTTGAGTTGATGGTCTTGATGTTCGTGCCGCTTACTAGTGCTGCTTGCTTAGCTGCAAAGGTAGTGAAGTCAGCTGTGCTCAACGCACCTCTATTGGCAGCACTTGCCGTTGGTAGGTTGAACGTGTGAGTCGCAGTTGTGGATGATATAGCGAAGTCAGTGCCTGACGTTCCAACTGCAAGGAGTTGAGTCTGGGCAGTGAGTCCATTTAAAGAGGTTAAGCCAGTTGAGAAAGTTGTGATTATCTGACTCAAGTGATTGTCCTCTGTGTGCAATTTTATTGTGCGCCCACTATGTATCACATAAAATCGCACTGCAAGTCTATCTGTTGCAAGTAGTGTCGTTTGTGGTACTGCTAATGCAGTCAAGTACAAGTCAATCGCAGTGCCTCCAGTAATATTCTCAGGTGTTGCTGAGTTAGATGCAATCAATGTCAATGTTGCGCCATCCCACTTATAAAGCTCAATGTAGAATTTTGGACTGCCTCCGTTGCTTGATGCGCTAAAGTATGTTTCAAAGTTCCAATTTCCCGCAGGAATCTCCAATTGATTTGGATCATTGGCATCGGTTATGAATGACTGAATGTATCCATCTGCATTGATGGTAAAATCCGTACCGCCTCCAATGATTGGCACTTTGTTAATCTCGCGCATTGCGACACCTCCGAAAGTACCTTGACTCACCGAGCCGTTGAGGTAGTAGTTAACTGATGCGCCGCCTCCGCTTGATGTCGGGAAGTTTGCAAGCTGCCCATCGCCTCGTATGTACTGCGTTGCAACTCCTGCCGCTGTAACTGCTAATGTTCCGCTTGATGTCACAGGGTTGCCAGTCACATTAAATGCAACGGGCATTGTAAGGTCGACACTTGTGACGGTGCCAGTTGGCAAAGTCGGGAATGGAGTCGGTGTGCCTAATCCGTCAAGGTAGTCAGTGCCTGCTCCTGTTGGCACATCAAACTTGCCATCAAAGGTGTTCCAATCGGTTGAGCTTAAGTAGCCATCAGTGCTTGTGTCCGCTTGAGTGATGCTGATGTCTGGAGTAGTGCCGCCGCTTGATGCAATTGGAGCAATGCCGCCAACACTTGTTACACCACCTCCGCCGCCGCCTGGAACATTTACCTCAACCACTCCAGGTGATGTCAGCGATGCTGTTACCCCTGCACCTGTGAAGTTTAATGTTGTGGTGTTGGTGCTGACATTTGTGTTTTCCTCTTTTGTGATTAGCGGAGTCCCACCTCCACCTCCGATGGCCACCAATGGATCTGCCGCTGTTCCGTTTCCTGTGATGGTAACACCATCAACAGCAACCTCAGTCAAGCAAGGAACGCAAGCAGGAAGGTCGGGTAGTGGAATGTCGCCAGTTGCGCATGTATCATAGCAGCCGTCTTCAGAGGTTGTGATCACTTGCACATCCATATCCACAGAAACACAAGCCCACTCATAGTTGGCTGTTAAGGTCTTAATCTCGTTTGCATATCCACTGGGCACAACCTCATAGTTGATGACTCCGATGCTCTGCTTAAATAGTGGGTCAGTGCCGCTCGTCAGCTTGTAGACTCTTGAAGCAAGCCAATCCTGTGCATCCTCCGCATCGCAAGGCAAGTGTGATTTGCGCACGATGGCATAAGCTGTCAATGGAAATGTTGTAACATACAACTGCTTGCAGCCGCTCATCTTGTAAGCATCAGTCTTGGCAACAGTTACCTTGCCACGCTTAGCCCAGAACAGCGTGCCGTTCTTTGCATCGAAGTTGGTAACAACCTCCGCCTGACCATTGCCGATGTAATGCACCCAAGCTTTATCGTTTCCGTTCGCGTTAAGCTCACAGAGGTTAAATTGCTTGTCGAATATATTGGCAACCTCAACCCTTTGGTTAAGCCTTTCGATTATGGTCTTAAGTAGATTCATGGTTTGCTTATCTGTATTGATATTTGCTCAACAAGTAAGTCAGCATGTAGCTGCAACATTGCCGATTGTTCCTCCGCCGTTGGTTTGAATATTGTGCCGTATAACTTCTCCAATCCTGTCACCTTTCCAACTTCATCGGCTTGAATGTATATCGCTGAGCCAAAGCCTTCATTGAACACTGAGCCTTGGTCTGTTGCGAATGACCGTTTCAAGAATCCTGTGAGCTCCAATGGAGGTCTTCCGTTTTTCTGTTTGATTAAAGCGTAAGCAGGAGTGTAAGGCTTGGTTGGTAGTGTTGCGCCTGCCGTATTAGTTCCTCCGCTTGTGCCTGTTCCAAAGATTCTAATGTACATCTCCCTGCGCATGTCAAGCACTGCGAAAAACAAAGGAGTAAATCCTCCGCTCCATTCAGTGAACAGCCCATTGATGCGGTCATTAATCTCTTTGGGAGTAGCCATTATGGAAGAGCAGTTACATACTTCATGTTGCGTCTGCAATCAAAGCACGTGCTGTCATCTGGAAGTCTCATGTTCTGCAACATAGCTGTGAGCTCTTCGCTGTATCTCGTTGCTGCAATGTCTCGCCCTGCAATCATACCATCGTTGGCATCGGCAGTTGCGAAAGGCTTGCTTCCTATGTTGATGCTAACCGTAGTATTGACACGCTGATTTGGTGACACGCTCAAGCCGTAGTTATAAATCTCTACCGCTGTTGCATAAGCAAGCGGCATTGCCATCAATCCACCTATGCTGCACAGCCAAGCTTCACGATCGCAGTTGACATTGTACACAAGCGACATCCCCTGCGTGTACTTCTTCGACTTGGAACTAACAACATCAGTGCCGCTCACCGTCAACTCAATACCGATGGCATCAACAAATGGGCAAACGTGAACCGCTCTTAGGTTACCTCCGCAATCAGTGCAACTGCCCTTCTTAGGAATCATTTTGGTGGTATCGTAAAGCGACTCATAGACAAATGCCAGATCCATCTTGCGGCGGTTAGCCTTGAAGGTCTTGCCGATAAACTGCTCAACCGCTTCAGATTGGTAGAAGAAAGAATCAATAAGCTTCAAGGTGCTCATGTCGTAGACAAATATTTCCACTGGCACCGCCATCGTGTAGATATCAATCTTGAAGTTTGACAAGTAGAAGTTTAAGAAGCTTGATGTGTTCGGGTCGATGGTAACTCTGATGCCTGTATACTTTCCTGCACCAACTGCAAGGTCCACGTTCGCAGCGTTGGTTACCACTTGACCGATGCGCTTAGACTCAACAACCGTGTCCGCTTTCATCATTGGACTTAAGCGGCTCAGGATATCGGTTGACATCTTGCGCCAAGCAAATGCTCGCTTTGCTTCAAAGAGTTCAACTCCGCTGTTGTATTGGTCTGTGATTAGCTGCCCGAGTAAAGTCTGATTGATGCCAAGGTCGTCAATGTAAAGCCCTGTTGTTGGCTCTGGTCTATCGCAACCTTGCAAGCCGAGTAAAGATTCGTAGCACATTGGCCTTTGATTTTTTTACAAAGATAAATAAAAAAGGAGAGGCTTGCACCTCTCCCTTAATTCATTGTGTCAGCAAATTATCGCTGCCCTCGCTCAACAGATCATCGGAGCCTTCGCTCAGTAGATTCTGCGAGCTCGTTATGGGTTTACGATTGATACGCAGTTAACATAGTTAACACCTGCATACTTATCTCCTGCCTCATAGATGTCAGTCGGCAATGTTGCGATGATACCAGTTGCAGTCAATACAATTGATAAGTTACCGCAATCATCCTTCATTGTCAAGTCAACAGGTACACCTGCTGGAGTGAACACCAAAGTCTTAGAGTAGTTGCTTCCTGCCGTTGGAGTGATGCCAGTGTTCCACTCAGCTAAGTTGAAAGACAACCACTGGATTGCTCCTGCTG